AACAGTTTGCAGATGTTGTCTTTGAAAGCTTAGACGAAGGAATTGAATATTTGAAAACTTTTTAATTTTTATTGATAAATAATACATATAGATAGTTCTATTGTAAAAGATAATAGTTATATTTGTGTCGTACTTTAACCGAAGCGAGATGAATAAAGTAAATTTTTATTTGACATATTGCCCTCACTGGGGTAAAATAAGCACAAGAACTGTACGAGTCGCTTCGGGGTTTGAGTGCTTTTTTACTTTCCGGTGGGGGCTTACTATTTAAAAACAAAAACAGAAAAGATGAAAGTAAAAATTAAAGACCTTTATCCAAATCCGTATAGGGATATGGATAATTACCCGATAAATCGGGAAAAAGTTGAAACCTTAAAAGCGTCAATAAAACAGACGGGATTTTGGGATAACATTGTCGCCAGAAATATAGACGGCAAAATTCAAATTGCTTACGGACACCATAGATTGACCGCACTTCGTGAGGCTCTGCCGTGGGATACTGAAGTTGATATACCTGTAAAAGAATTACCTGATAGTGTAATGATTCAGATCATGGCTAATGAGAACATGGAGGAATATAGAACTGGCCCTGCTATTATTGACGAAACTGTAAGGGTTGCAAAGAAATATCTTGAGGAACATCCTGAGGAACTCGGAAGTCATGGGAGCCGTGGACCCCATGAGGTTGGCTTTAAAACTATATCAAAATTCCTCGGTTGGCCTGAGAGCCGTGTGTCCTATTCGCTTGAACGGCTCAATCTTGAAAAGTTGGGAATGGTAAATAGACAAGCAATAAATAAATTGCCTACTGAAAGAAGTGCAAGGGATTTTGTAAAGGCTGCTCAGAAATGGGAACTGCCAGTAGAAGAACATGAATCAGTAGTTGATGAAATAATGCGTACCGAGAACTATGGCTTCGACCAGGTTGAAAAAGTGGTATCAGAAGCTAAATATAAGAATAAACCTAAAGAAAGAAAGGAGGAATATGAAAGAGAAGTAAAGATAATTCAGTTTAATAATTATTGTGTTAGCGTGTTCGGAAAGTCAGTTGATCTACATAGGCAATTAGATATATTGATTGAACACAAAGAACAATTTAATTATTTATCAATGAGCGATGTTAAAGATGCAAGGACAAGATTAGAAATGCTATCATCTTTGAAAAACCTTGCCGGAAGAATTAACAAACTAATAGACTTGATAAAAAATGAAAACAACAGCAATTAAAAGAAGAATTTTAAACGTATTAGTCCAATATAAGGACAGAAGTTATTTAACTATTTCTGAAATTGCAGAACTTTCATACGGTTCTGCTTATATCAGAGATACTAAGAGACATCTTGATGCCCTGGTAAGGCGAAATATCTATTCAGTAATGGATTTAGCTATTGAAAATGATATGATAATTTTGCCGGTAAAACAAAGGAATAAGGATTCAGGAGAAATAGAAAAGAAGATTGTAGGATATAAGATTGCAGGTAAAGAAGATTCAGAATACATAAGTCTTTTATTGGAAGACAAAGAGAAAAGAGCGAATGCTTATGTGTTGTCTTATAATAAAACTTTATCGGAACTCGCGGACAGAAAATTGCTTGTTAATGGCAAATATGAATTGAAGATGTTGCAATAATTATTAATCAATATCCAACCCTGATAACTATATAACATCAGGGTTGGTTTAAATCAAATGGAATGGCTAAGCGATTTACCGATACTAATAAATATAAGAAGCCCTTTATAAGGGGCTTGCAAGGGGCTTATAAATTATTTTGGGACTATCTCTATCATGATTGCGATCATGCGGGAATATGGATAGTTGATTTTGAAATTGCACAGCTATACCTGGGGCGAGACATGCAGGTAAATAGAGACGATGCTCTAAAGTATTTTAATGAAGGAGAAACGAGAATAATTGAATTTGATAATGCAAAAAAATGGTTAATAGTTCCATTTATTCAATTTCAATACGGTGAATTAAATGAGCAAAACAGGGTGCATGCTTCTGTCATAATGGAGTTAAAAAAGTCTGACATAAATAAGGGGCTTATAAGCTCCTTATTAGGGGCTAAGGATAAGGATAAGGACAAGGATATAGATAAAGAAGAAGAAAAAAGAAAGCGGAAACCTTTTAAAAAACCAACAATTGAAGAGGTTAGAAAATATTTTCATGAAAACGGTTACAAAGATGAAATAGCTATAAAGGCATTTAATTCTTATGATACGGCAAACTGGTTTGATAGTAAAGGCGATCCTATATTGAACTGGAAACAGAAGATGATAAACGTTTGGTTCCGGGATGAACATAAGATTACCAAATCTGGAATGGTTTACTAATGATAGTCAAGGAAACAAATAGCGGGTTCATGTATGAAATCAAGTTACCACAGAATGCAAGAGGTAACGTGAAGATAATATGTCCTGTTTGTTCGTCTTCCCATTCCAGGGGCAAAGAACACAATAAAGATTTATCTTTTAACATTGATAGTAAAACCGGCAAGTGTCACCGATGCGATGCGGTGTTTTATGTTCCGATAAAGAGGGATGATAAAAAAGTTTATGTTAAACCGGAATGGAAAAACACAACCGATATTGATGATAATGTCATTAAATACTTTGAGGGGCGTAAAATTTCTCAGGCAACAATCCGATGGAATAATATTGTAAGTTCAGGAAGGGAATATATTGCCGGGAACCAGGTTATGACAATCCAATTTAATTATTGGCGGGACGGGGAACTGATAAACGTCAAATACCGGGACGCAAAGAAGAATTTTAAAATGTACAAAGATGCTGAATTGATATTTTTCAATATTGATTCGGTGAAAGGGTCAACGGATGTTATTATTACTGAGGGAGAATTTGATTGTTTGTCTTTACTTGAAGCCGGATATAAATCTGTTGTGTCGGTTCCTAATGGGGCAAAGTCTATTGATTTCATTGAAAACTGTATTGATGATATAGCTGAAGCAAAAAAAATAATACTTGCCGTTGATCAGGACGCACCCGGTTATAGTATGCGGGAAGAACTTGCCCGACGGTTAGGCATTGAAAGATGTTATAAGGTTGACTTTGGAGACTGCAAAGATGCAAACGAATATTTAATAAAATACGGTGCTGAAAAGTTACGGGAGGTTATTGATTCGTGTGAAGCCTTTCCGATTGAGGGTGTGTTTACGTCTGCTGACTTACGGGAAGAATTGGATCAGCTTTATTTTAAGGGATTGCCCGGGGGTGAACTGATAGACATACCGGAGTTTGATAAACTGCTCGCATGGCAAGCCGGAAGGGTTTACACGGTGACAGGTATACCCGGACACGGTAAGAGCGAGTTTATTGATTTTATACTTACGAGGCTGAATATCCTGAAGGGCTGGAAACCGGGTTATTTCTCGCCTGAGAACTGGCCTATCGAATTACACATAAGCAAGATTGTTGAGAAGATAACCGGCAAGCGGTGTAACGCAACTGATATGCCCCGTAATGTATTTGATGAGGCGGTGGCATATATGGAGAAAAACTTTTATTTCATTCTTCCTGAAGAGGATTTCACCGTTGACAGTATCTTATCAAGGGCTTCCGGGCTTGTCGAGAGGAAAGGGATAAACGTACTGGTAATTGACCCTTATAACCGGCTCGAACATAAGATACCTACCGGGGTGTCGGAGACACATTACATATCATCATTCTTTGACAAGATAGGAAACTTTGCCAAGCGTAAGAATGTGATGGTAATCCTTGTGGCACACCCGACAAAGATGAAAAAGGAGAACGGGAAATATGAGGTGCCTAACCTTTATGATATTTCCGGTTCTGCAAACTTTTACAATAAGACTGATTTCGGGCTTACTGTTTACCGTGACATGACAGAGAAAGTCATCAAGGTATATATCCAGAAGGTCAAGTTCAAACACCTCGGCGAGATAGGATACTGCACCTGGAAATATAACATTAATAACGGGCGGTTTGCTATCTATGACGGGTATAATGTTGATTGGGATAACATCAGTTATTTCAAACGTAACGGGAAGGTTGTTGAACAGGAACTAAAGAATTTTTATGAACCAATACATGAGGAACCACCATTTTAAACACCACTATTATGGAAACACAAAACAAGCGAATCGAAAAGTACCTGTTATCCGGGAGGACGTTAACGTCTCTGGAAGCTTTGTATAAGTTCTCCTGTTTCCGGCTGTCCGCCCGTATCTACGACTTACGCAAGCGGGGCTTAGATATTGAGAGCCGTCGCCGGAAGATAACCAGTGATGGCAAACAGAAATATGTAGTCGAATATAAACTCAAAAACTAACTATGGAAACGCTTGAACTTGAATTACAACAGGCTCAATTAGATATTGAGGCAATGTTGATAATGGGTGCAACACCCGCAGAAGTGGCATTGAAAATGATTCAAACCCGAAGAATGGCATCAACTACTGATGAGGGTGCAGATAAGCCCAAAACGCTTAAAAAAGCT